AATTACTTATTGGACTGCTAGAGGTGGTACAACAGGTATTAATTGGTATGATATAACTAAATCTCAACTTCAAGAATGGAAATGTAAACATCATGATCTAATGGTAGGGAATAAACCACCATACGATTTATTAATTTGTGATAAAACCAAAAGAATAGAAGAAATATGAAGATTTTTTTAGACACACTAGAATTGGATTCAATTCAGAAATACTCAGATATGGGTATATTGACCGGAGTTACTACAAATCCTACTTTGGCAAAAAGACATGGTATGATTGATGATATCGATATGATTAAACAAATCAGAGGAGTAATGCCAGTTGGTGAGATTCACGTTGAAGCGTGGGGTACTACTAAAGATGAAATCTTATCTAACATCGAACGATTGAAAGTAAAATCGAATGACATCGATTTAGTTTTTAAAATTCCATTCTCGCCAGCAGGTATTGATGCATGTAATACAGCAACAAGTAAGGGTGACAAAACAAATATGCACTTGATATTTTCACACAATCAAGCAATATTATGTGCTAATGTGAATTCTACTTATATATGCCCCTTAGTAGGTAGACTTGATGATGCAGGTCATGATGCCTTATTGTTTATATCCGAACTTACAAATATAATGGTTGATACTAAGATTATGGTATCGAGTGTTAGACATCCTATGCACGTTGTTAAAGCTATAAAAGCAGGAGCTGATGTTATAACAGTACCTTTAAAAGTTTTAGAACAAATGTTTGAACATCCATTAACTACAACCGGTATTGAATTGTTTGAAAAGGATATACAATCATGAAACAATTAGAAACTACACCTTGGTTTATTTGTAATAAAGACGATACAAATTATTGTGTATATGTTGATACTGACTCCAATTATTACAATGCTGAGCCTATGCTTAGGCATCTCCACCCTAATTTTGATGATATGTCAGAAGAAGCAAGAGATGAAGCACTTGAAAAAATTGCACTTACATATCAAGATCTAATTACTAAATCTTATGATAACTTAGCTTTAGAAGCATTTAATATTAAAGATCATAGATTTGATATGAAAACTGAATGTATGATTCGTGCTGGTTATTTTAGAGCTACTCGTAGATATGCTCAATGGATTACTAAAAAAGAAGGTGTCCCTACTGATGATTTAGACATTAAAGGGTTAGAGTTTATGAAAGCTAACTTCCCCCAAATATTTAGTGATTTCTTTAAAGATGTTTTACAAAGAGTTATTAAAGGTACCCCACAAAAAGAAATTGATGAGTTATTAAAGGCATTTAGATCTAAAGTATTAGCTGATGATATGGATATTACAATTTTAGGTAACCCTACTCGTGTAAAAACTTTAGAAAAATACCTAGGCTCTAAACCAGGCCCTGGGGAAATGTTTTCAGCTATTCAACAAGGAGCACCTGCCCCTGTAAAAGCATCTATTAAATATAATGATTTACTTACGTTTTGGAAATTAGATAAACAACATTCTAAAATTACTCAAGGTGATAAAATCAAATGGATTTATTTAAAAGATAACCCATATAGAATTGATGCCTTAGCATTCTTAGACTTTGATATGCCAGATAAAATTCGTACATTACTGGCTCAATATGCAGATACAAATAAATCTTTCGAAACAATTTTAGAAAGCAAATTAATAGGATTTTATAATGATTTAGGTTGGGACTTAAACTTAAACCCTTATCGAAATTTATTTTTTAATTTTTAGTTATGATAAACAAAAACGAACTACAATCAACAATTGGTAAATATCATCTAAATGGATTAATTGAATCTGTTAAATGGAGTATTGCATATAACGCATTAACTATTGATTTCCAATCCCCATACAAGGACATGATTGGACGCGTTAATCACGCGTCATTCCCATTAAAAGACGCAGAAATCGCTATATATGACACATCAAAACTAAATAAGTTATTAGGTATTACTAGTGGTGAAGTATTTATCAATTTAACTAAACCTGAACAAGCAAAAATTTATGATAAATTAGTTATATCAGATTCAACTTATACTCTTAATTATACTCTTAGTGAATTACTTTTAATTCAAAAAGTAGGTACAGTAGATGATCCTGATAATTATAAAATTATTACACAATTAGATGGTGATAGTATTAGTGCTCTTATTAAAGCACATAATGCACTTGAAAGTGATAATGTAATTGTTTCAATTGATAGAGATTTAGATGGTCAAGATGTTTTAGTTATGTCTTTTGGTGATGATTTAAAACACACTAATAAAATTGACTACCAGATGCCTTTTACTACTTTAACAGATATTAAATATGGAACTCGAATTCCATTTGATTCTAAAATGATTAAAAATATATTAAATAATAATAAAGATGCTACCGAAGCTACTATGAAAATCAGTTCAGAAGGTTTAATGAAATTTGAATTTAAAGGGGAGAATTGGAATAGTTTTTATTATGTTGTGAGGAAAGCAAATATTTAATATACGTATACATGAATATAAAATTGCGGAGCTAGGGCACGCTTGTTATATTCACAATTAAATTAACCGAGAGCTTCGGCCTCACAAATAAAATGATATGAGTACATTATTCGATGAACGCACACCGTTCGATTTATTATTTCGTAATTTGTTCAAAGCAGATTCAGGATTTCAACCTACAACGTTTGAAACCAAACAACCCCACCCACTAGATATTTATTATGACGATGAAGGGCTTCATTTTGAAGTTGCCTGTACTGGTCTAACTAAAAAAGATATTCAACTTGAAATTGATGGAGATCTTTTACAAATTATCTATGAAAAACCAAGTGAAGAAGAAGATTTTAGCAATTATGTCTATAAAGGATTAGCTAAAAGATCTTTTAATTTAGGCTATAAAGTAGCAGCTAAATTTGAACTTGAAAAATTAGAAGCAGAAATGAAAGATGGTTTACTCCATTTGTTTGTCCCAACTGCTGAATCTAAGAAACCAAAAACCATTAAAATCAAATAAAAGTTTTGTAAAAAAGGCGTGTCCTAGCGCAATTTTATTCGTATATTCACGGAAATAAAAATATATAAAGTTATGGCTAAACCTAGCAAATCAAATTTGCGATTTATCAAAGACCCCCAATTGGATCCTTATTATATTCAATTGGACGAATATTGTTATATCGCACAAAAATCTACATTTTCAGAAGCAGGACATGAGTACCAAAATACTTTGGGACATTACACTACATTAGGGGGTTGTCTTGAATCTATTGCTCGTGATGACGCTAAATCTAAAAGTTATAACTCACTAAAAGAGTTTGTAGAACGCTTTGAAGCTAAATGTCGTGAAATTAAAAATCTAATTAAACTATAATAAACTATGAAAATTGAAGCATTATATAATGCCATTATTGTTAAGCCAGTCGAAATAGAAGAGACTCGTTATGGTAACATTGTTGTACCTGATTTAGGTAATGACACAAATAAAACAGCAGAAGTTGTAGGTGTAGGTCCAGGCCACACAATCTTTGGAGGAAGTTTTTTAGAAACCCAACTTACAGAAGGAGACATTGTAGTTCTTCCTACTATGGGATTCACTAAGTTTGAATACGAAGGTCAAGAATACTGGATTGGAAAAGAAAATGAAGTTTTAGCTAAAATAAATAAATAAAATGAGTAAGATAATTGAATTTGGTCCTGAAGCACGCAACCAATTAGTTTCAGGGATTGATAAGTTAGCAGATGCAGTAGTTGCAACTTTGGGTCCTAATGGACGTAATGTAGTTATTTCAAATGGAGGTGTACCTCAGTCTACTAAGGATGGAGTTACAGTTGCTAAAAGTATTTCTTTAAGTGATAATGTAGAAGAAGCAGGAGCTTCAATGGTAAAACAAGCAGCTATAAAAACTGCTGATGTTGCTGGTGACGGTACTACGACATCAACTTTATTAGCTCGTGAAATGGTAAAAGCAGGTTTATCTCATCTCAATAATGGAGATAATGCTGTTGAAATTAAGCGTGGTATTGATAAAGCTGTTGGAGAAGTAGTAGAAGAACTTCGTACTAATGTTTCTCAAGATATTACTGAAGAAAATCAACTAGAACAAGTAGCTACTATTTCTTCTAATAATGATACAGAAATAGGTAAACTTATAGCTACTGCAATGAGTAAAGTAGGACGTGAAGGAGTTGTTACTATTGAAGAATCAAAATCAGGAGAAACTTATCTTGAAACCGTAGAAGGAATTCAATTCCAACGTGGTTTTAAATCTCCCTATTTTGTAACTAATAATGCTACAATGTCAGCTGTATTAGATAAAGCTTATATTCTAATTGCTGATGAACGTTTTACTAATGTGAAAGATCTTCTTCCTGTGTTAGAAGGTGTATCTGGAACTGGTCGTCCTCTTCTTATTATCGCTGAAGATATTGATAATGAAGCACTCGCAACTCTTGTTGTTAACAAGATGCGTGGAACACTAGCAGTGTGTGCCGTTAAAGCTCCTGATTTTGGAGATCGTCGTAAACTTATTCTTGAAGATATAGCTGCACTAACAGGTGGAGAAGTATTTAGTAAGGAAAAAGGTATGGATCTTAAAAAATTCTCTTGGGACTGGTTCGGTGAATCACGTACGGTAACTGTAACTAAAGAACAAACTACAATTGTAGATGGAAAAGGAGAATCAAAACGAATTGAAGCACGTATTGAAGAGCTACAGCAACAAATCGAACAAGCGACAACGCCGTTTGAAGTTGAAAAGCTCCAAGAAAGGCTCTCAAAATTCGTCGGAGGAGTGGCAATAATCCACGTTGGTGGAAACACAGAAACCGAAATGAAAGAAAAGAAGGATCGTGTTGATGATGCTCTTAATGCAACAAAAGCAGCAATCGAAGAAGGTATTGTTGCAGGTGGTGGAGCAGCTTTAATTTATGCTCGTGAAGCTATTATTAAAGATAATGTTGGTGCTCAACTTGTATATAAAGCTTGTGGTCGCCCATTTGAACAAATTTTAACTAATGCAGGCTATGATCTATCAGCTGCTAAGATTCTTGGTATGAAGGTTTCTGAAAGTAGAATTGGAGATAAGTTTCATGGTTATAATTTAAAAACTGAAACAGTTGAAAACCTAAGAACAGCTGGAATTATTGATCCAACTAAAGTAACTCGTACTGCAATTGAAAGTGCAGCTTCAGTTGCTGGAACTATTTTATTAACTGAATGTGTCGTAGTTGATGATCCAGATACAAAAGATGAAGTAGATCCTATGGCTGGAATGATGAATGGTATGATGTAATGAAGGAACAACAAGAATTCTTAGAATTAATAGCAACTAGAGTTCCCCCTGGTGATCGTTGGTCACTAGAGGGGGACAAAGTTGTCCATAAATCTCTTACTGAAACTTTAGAAGCATGGTTTGCTAAAACTGGCCAAAAAGCCCAATTTAGACTTGCTCCTTTAGAAGGAAAACTTTATGTTATACGTACTGAAGAAGTAGAAGTTAAAGTTGAACCTCCTAAGAAATTTAACATATATGGGGATTATTAAATGAATTGGTCCTACATCCCAGAAGATAAAGATGGTGCCTTAGTAACCTATGCTACAACAGTTCCTATAGAAGGAAAATGTACTTGGCAAGCTGATACTTTAGATTATCTTTTATCTTTTTACAATAAAAACACATTTCGTAGATGTATTGATGCAGGAGCTAATTATGGGTTTTTATCTGTAGGATTTTCTAAATATTTTAAAAATGTAGAAGCATTTGAACTTTCTTCTGATATTAGACATCATTTAGGTATTAATGTAAAAAATATTCCTAATATTAGAGTCCACCAAAAAGGACTTTATGATACTACCACATCAGTTAATTTTGAACTTAGAGAACAATCAGGTGCTAGTGGTATTATAGGACATGGGGGGGTAACTGAACAAGTTACTACTTTAGATTCTTTTAATTATGATGATGTAGACTTATTAAAAATTGATGTAGAAGGTGCTGAGGAACATTTAATAAGAGGAGCTAAAAATACTATAAAAAAATGTCTACCTATTATTTGCTGTGAAATTCATTGTGGTAGGGATATTGGATCTTTTAAAAGAAGACAATATATCTTTAAATTTTTAGATAGTTTAGGGTATAAGTTAGTTGATGTTAGACATGCTGATTTATTATTTATTGCTTAATTTGGAAATATAAATATAAATTCGTATATTTACACTATGGTAAAAAATGATCATACATTATTAGTTGAAAAATATCGTTCAAAAACATTAGATAGTTATGTTGGAAATGAGCATATTAAAAGAACTATCAACCAATATATTTCCCAAAATGATATTCAAAACCTTATTTTTTATGGCCCCGCTGGTACAGGTAAAACGACTTTGGCTAAGCTTATTGTTAATAACCTTAATTGTGATCACTTATATATCAACGC